CTGCTGCACCTCCTACACCTGCTGCATCTCCTGCAACAGTGTTTCCATTAGCTAAGAAGTAATGAATTCCTGTTCTTAGTATGTTAGCTGTTCCACCAGATGCTACAATTGCAACATTTACACCTAGTGGTCTTACCTGGCTTGCAGCTGCAATAGTTACATAAGGAGTTGCTCCTGATACAATTATGGCCCATGTTCCGCCAGAAATTATTGCACCAGCTGGATGTTGCGTGTAAAGTCCTGTGTTGCTTCCAGCATAAAGTTGACCTATTTGCAAGTTGGTAAAGTTACCGCTTGTAAAAGTACTGTTTGCACCTGACGCAGTTGTGATGGTTGCAGTTGTACTTGTTAAAGTAGTTACTGTTCCAGCTGCAATTGTGCCAGAGGTAAAGTTTGCAGTAGTTCCACTAGCATAGGTGATTGTTTTGTATTCTGTTTCTAATCCATCAAATACCATTTTTTAGTCACCACCTATTTAGGAACTTGTAATTTTGGCTGTAGCAGTTGTCCTTACTGCTCTTGTTCTGATTCTTTGAGTTAAAGCAACTCCTTTCTTATCGGCCCAAGGTTGTGCATAAGTTTCTACGGTTATTGGTCTTTTTTCAACAATCATAAATGAATGGGCTCTATCCAATACATATGATGAGGTTGTAGTCATACCTGCATTAGTTGATACTCTCCATGTACGCATACCATAAATTCCGCCAATTTCTCCTCGTCTTAACAAAGCATCAGTTCCTGCCTTGTCAGCTTCAACAAAAGTATCAATTAATCTAATATCGTTTGCTACTTCGTTACCTACCACATAATCAGTTGCTACTTTGTCGTTGTCTTCCAAATATTGCACTGCTCTTGAAATATTCGCAAGAGTTACAGCAGCGCCACCCGATACAGTGTTAGCTGCTGAGTCTAATGATTGGCTTATGATTATGCTGTTTTCGTTTTCAGCAAATCTACGTGCAGCCAACATCAAACCACCTGATAACAGTGCAAATTGACTGTCTTCTTCCATTTCTTTAGTTATTTCAATTCTTAAACCATATTTGTCAGGTTTAATGTTGAAACTGGTGTATTCAGGGGTTTCTTTGTTAATATCTGCTCCTTCACCTATTTGCTTTACATTCATTGCGTATTCAGTGTATAAGTTTACATCTAATGAAGAACCTGGTATTTCTCCTGGTCCTACATATCTTGATGCTAATTCTCGGGGAAGCAGAATCTTGCTTGCTTCATCTATTAAAGTTCCTAGAATTCTTCTTGGGATTAATACAGTTCCTTCAGTTCCCTGAGAGGTTTGTATGTCTTCTTGAACATATTTATATTGTGTGTCTGTCATTTTTTTTCACCCTCAGATAAAGTTTACAGTGTGCAGACAATATCCGCCACTTGCTGCTCCAGTCAAAGCTCTTCCAACAACTTGCTGTAATTCTTCGCTTGAATATGTTGTTTGGCTACCTGCTAAGAGTGTGTTGTTGTCTGGTGTTAATACAATATCGCCAGGGATTATTGTTCCTGCTGCTGTGCTTATCATTTGGAAACCGCTTCTTAATACGGTTACTGCTGCGCCTGATGCAGCGTTATTGTATGCTACACCTATTGCAAAGTTTGCTCCGCTTGCTGGTGCGCCTATTTCGATGTCTCCAAATACTAGGCTGTTTAGTCCTGAGCTTACGCTTGCTGCGATGCTTCCAACATATACAAAACCTCCTCCTGATATGATACTTAATGCTTTGCCTGTAAAGCTGGTAATTGCTCCGTTATCGTTTGCGATTTGTAGGCCGTTTAAGTGTACTGCATTTAAAGCCATTTTTATTCACCCCTGATGAAGTTTCCGAATTTGTCAGTCTTTGCTGATACGGATAAACCTTCTTTTAGCAATGAGTATTCATCGTTTTTGAATACATTTACGTCTGCATATTTTGGTTTTTCAATCATCTTCTCACCAATTATACCTTTAGTTTTTGGTTTAACTTCTTCTTCAATTTCAGGTTTTGTCTCTTCTTTTACTTCAACCTTAACTTCTTCAGTTTTAGAAGGAGTCATTTTACTTATTATTTTTTCAACAATTTTATCAACAAGTTGAGTTTCTTTTTCTGATGCTTCAATTTTGTTGAGTCTTTCTTTTAACTCCCTATTCTCCTGTTCTAGAATTGAGAGTTTTGCAATAGATTCTTCTACCATTTTTGGTTTCACCTCAACCATTATTTCTTTGTTTTTGATATCAAAAGATTCTGAAACAACTGCGGTGTAGTCGTGATTGATTATGGCGTTTGGATCGCCTGGTACAGCTACTAGGCTTAGTTCTAAGAATTCCAAACCGATGGCTTTTCTAACAACTGAATCGCCTATTTTTTCTTCAATTAAATCACTTACTTTTGCGCCTATGCTGACGTTGTTTATTAGGCCATCTTCTAGCATTTGGACTATTGTTGGATTAAATATTTCTGCCGAGAACTCAACTTTTGTAGTATTGAAGGGGGAATTTACTACTTTGCCTACAATTGAATCTATCTCGTTTTTGTGATCTTTTAGAATTGGTTTGTTTTCAAGTGTTTTGGCTGATTTGCTGAGTTCTTCGGCAGTGTATTTGATACCGTTTCTAGTGATTGTTTCACTTATTGCTGTACCTTTAATTATGAGTTTTTTGCGGCCTTGAGATGCTAATCTTTCAGTTATGACAAAGGGAGAATAGTAATTAAATTTGTTCCATGAGTCCTTCATAGAACCAAGTACTAAGTTAAATAGTATTTAAACAAATACCCATTTGTGAACTCATAAAATTATTCTTTCTTGATAAATGTATTAATTTTAATATTATTAACCAAACGTGTCAAAGCATTGATAATAGCCACTATTTCACCTACAGTTAATTCAGATGTGGTAATTAAAGTCTCAATTTGGTTATATACTTCTTCTGCTTTAGTCATATTTTTTTCCTCCAAAGTTAATAATTAATATCTAAAAGTTTCTACTCTTTTAACTGATAACTGCTAATTTTCTCAAAGTACCTCCCGAATCTCGTATCATTATAAAACCACTCACAGTTTCAGCTCCTACAACTGAATGTACACCAAATTTAACATTGCCATCAATACCTCCATTCACCGCAAGTCCAGGAGTTAAGACAACATCCCCTCCATCTCTGGCAGTAACCCCTGAATCAAAACCGTCAGATGCTGTTATGTTTACATTAAAGCCATTGCCATCAGCCTCTTGTAGGGGTTCTATGATTACATCCCCAAGTGTGTTTTCTATATAAAGTCCACCTTCAGCATTGACTGTTAAAGCGGCGGCATTCGGAAACCCAGTAAAAGCGGAAGATGTTAATACTAAGTTTAATTCCCCCGTATCATCAGTCCCCATAATTATTCCTACCACTGCATCTGTTCCAGCGGTTGTGTTGTTTATATGAAGTTGAGTAGCGGAGTTTTGATTTTTACTGATAAACATCTCATCCGCATTTACTGTATTAGCCCCCACTGTTGTGGCATTCACTGTAACAATATTTCCAGTAGTTGTATTTATGGTTGTTATATTCCCTGTTGTTATATTTCCCGTTGAAATATTGGCATTGTTATTTACTGTTAATTCTGAAAGCGTTGTTAGACCTGAAATGCCATCGCAGTGAAAAAATCCACCAAAGAAATCTACAGCGCCGCCCTGCACAGTTAATTTATATGCTGGGCTTGCTGTGCCAATACCGACATTGTGGCTCATTGCGTCTGCTATTAACGTAGTAGTGTCCACTATTAAAGTATTAAGAGTAACACCATCAATAATCAAAGAATTTATCGTTGCTGTTCCGTTAACATCTAAAAGTGTTGCGGGTGAAGCCGTCCCTATGCCGACTCTTTGATTTTCGTTTACGATTAAAGCGAAAGTTCCAGCCGTTGTAATAGCTACTTGATCGTTGGCAGGTGAATAAATACCCGTATCAAGATCATTTTGGAAAGCGTAGGCTGGGTTTGTAACACTTCCAACATGAGCCGCTACGGTTGCTCCTGCATTGTCTGCTCTTAAAATACCGCCAGATTCAATATCCCACCTAGCAGTTCCACCAGTAATGAATCTGATTGCATCTGGACTTGGATTATTAATTAAAGTATTCGTATCTCCAGCAAAGGAATAACCATAACTTACACTATTTCCCGACCTCATGCGTATTTGACCTTCTGATGTGACATGCCAGTTTGAAGCTGAAATATCATTGTTCCAGCCTGTGCCGACGTTGATTGCGTTCTTGATGGTAGAGCTTGTGGAGCTTGTGAAGTTTGCAAGATTGATGCCATAGTAGTCGCCGCCGCTATCACTCGCATTGCCGCTCATGGTGATTTTCACACCAGAGGAAATTTGGGCTGTTTTTATTACAGTTTGATTAAACTCAACTTCCATCACTGTATCAATTGCTGAAGCAGCTCCATCATTTAGCTGAAAAAAGTTAGCAGCCATATCACTAGGCGGACCAGATTTTGTTCTAATAGAAGTCAGAGTTCTGCCCGAACCAGCAACATTAGATAAATTATTAACCTCTAAAGCCGAGGCAGGTGTAATCGTTCCAATACCTATCCTGTTCGTTGATTGGTCGTAGAATAATCCAGCCGAATCAATATTCCAAGGAGACAAACCATTAATGGCGATGTCGCCGATTCCAATATCCCCTGACTGATGAACAAACATTTCTGTCCGCATTTCGCTTCCCAAAAAAATATTTGCAAGATTGTCGCCTCCCCAATCAGTCAACAAGTTGAAAATCTGATTACCCGTGCTGTTTTCCCAAATTAGACCTCCTGCGTTAGTTGAAACCGTCAAAGATTTGAAAGTTGCAACAGGGCCAGAAATTGTTCCCTCTAAAAGTAATGTATTCTGTATTGCGCTTTGAATGCGAACAGGATAATTGTTAGCTGTGCTGATTGTCGAAAAAGCATAAGGATTATTTGTCACATCATTTTGAGCAATCGTAAGACCTGCGATATTAGCAGTGTCAGGGACGGTAAGAACTATTGCTCCACCAGAAGTAGTAAGAGTAATTGCCCCACCGCCAGCGCCGCCATTGGTATAAACTTCCTGCAGAGAATTATCAGCTCCGATAGCCGAGTCAACATAAGCGGTAGTGGCAATCTTTGTAGAATTGTCTAATGTCGCTTGGGTTGTTGCTGTCATGCCATCGCTTAATGCTCCAGTAGTGGAGATGTTCCAAGCAGAAGCTGAACCAAGAATATCGGTTGTATTGGCAGAATTATTTTGAAGCTCAAGGGTAGGATTGTTGACATTGACATTCTGCGACATAATCCTGCGTTGGCCAGAGATAAGGACATAATCAGGTAAAGAACCACCCCCACCATTATCAAAATCAGAAGTGCCAATTGTAATGTGGCGGGAACCTATGCCTGTCCGATTGAAATTTATAAACAATCCATTTTCTGTAAGATATTCCGCTATGGCATAAAAACCTGTATTCGGAGCAATAGCATTGAAATCGGCAACAAACATTCCAAAATCGTTTGCCCCTGTGAAATTAGTCGGAACAACAACATTAAATCCAATGCCAACAATTCCTAAACTAGCGATGTTTGTATCATGAAGAACTCCCGCAATTACATTGTTTGTGCCATTGGCGAACCAAAATGGAGCTATGCCAGGGCTTCCGCTTGTGTCATTATTGGAAGCAATCTGATTGGTATTCTCAAAAAGGATACCTGCCTGCGGACCTGCACTTGCTGGAACCTGTGAAACAATCTTGCCACTTGTACCAAAGGTATAGGCGATAGGATCAAAAAGCGTCAAATTGCCAGTTGTGCTAACATCTCCTTTTATCGACACGATTCCTGTTCCTACGACTTTAGGATTGATGACCATGTTCGTTCCGTCATAAAGAATTGAAGCGTCAAGCCCCGTGCCAAGTTTTATGGCAACATTGTCCAATAGGTTAACTGCGCCACTACCTTTGGGGGATAAAACAATATCGACATTTGTATCCCCGCCAGTAGCAGAAAGAATCGGTGCGTTTCCTGTTGCCGCATTCGCAATCGTTAGTTCATTGACAGCTGAAGCAGTTGCAGTAACTTTTATTAATTCATTTCCATTAGAATCATTTATAGCAGAACCACCCGCATTAAAAGCTAATGCACCAGTCATGGTGTCGCCTGTTCTTTTTACAGTATTCCAGTTGTGACTTTCAATTTTAGCCATAGTTAGTATAAAGTTGTTATTCTAGTCGCAGTTACACCACTTTCCGCCGCTAAACTTATTTTTGAATTGGAACCTAATTGTATATCAAAGCTTAAACCCCCTAACATACCTATATAACCACCACTATTTAAAGTTGTTCCTGACGCTACACTGCCATTAAGATAATACCACAAACCCACAACACTACCAGTGTTTTGAATGAATACAGTTTCAACATTCTCCTGCAAACCCAAACTTAAACCAGTAATGTTTACAGTTGATGCGTAATGATTTGCATTATAACTTAACAAACCTGAAATATTTATAGAAGTTGTAATTGTACCGCTAATATTAATACTACCATCCGAATTTACTGCTAAAATCCCGCCACTCCCAAAACCGTCTGAGATTGTAACGCTCATTCTTCATACACCACTTTAATTTTAACAACATCACCAGGATTGCCGTTTAAATGAAAAATAAGACCTTCATCTGCTAAATACACTGCTTCTACACTCCAAGGAACATCATGTCCATAAATATCTTTATTAGGCAAACTAGGTTTTAAAATACAAGAATCGGTTATGCTGATATCTTTAAATAAAGAAGTAGAAACTTCATCTGCTACATAACAATTCATTCTTAAATAAGAAGTAACACCCTCAAAATACTTAGGTAGAATAATTTGTATGTAACATAGTTTGCCATTTAACGGCTCAATAACTGCTTCAGTGATGTCTTGATTTTGCAGTTCAATTTCCAAATAATTTTTTTTAATTGCCACATTATTCTTTTAAATCCAAAGTTTCTAACCTATATCTAGTTCTATTCAAAGCAGTTTTATTGCCTCTAGCAGTTAAATCATAACTCTTAGCACCAACAACTGCGCCATTTGTACCCCATAATTTATTAGGCACAGCTCGGTCTAAACTGCTAATGCCTGGATAATCTCCAGCATAATCCGTACCTGCGCCTAGCAACGGTACGTCTTCATTGTCAATCGCAGCATTTCCTGTGCTAACTCTATATTCTATATCAACATCATATTTGTTATAATACACTCTTTGTCCTCTAATTAGTTTAATTGGCATTTTTTTAGTTCTCCCATAAATTAATTTAATTTACCTATCACAGCTTTAACTCCGTCTTTTAATTCTATTGTTCTGAAACTTTTTTCTTCAAAATCGCTGGGTTCACGTTGTCTTAACCTAAAACTACTTTCTGTCTCGTCCACTTTATCATTTCTGAAATCGTGGTCTTTAGCCCATTTCTTAGCTTCCGNAGCAGTTGAAAATTTGCTCTTGCCGAAAATCAAACTTTGCACTGTTGTACTTTGTTGCTCTTCATTTAGTACTTCTCTGATTGCTTGTTTAATAAGTTCGGGATTAATCATTTTTATGTTACCTCTCGTTTAAAACTTCGTTAATAAGTTCTTTAAAATAATCCTTGTTTTCTTTCAATTGATTTAGCTTAAATTCTTTTTGAGCAGCATGTAAACAATCTAAATTACCGCATAGGAATTTGTTATAAATCTTCATACCGTTCCCTTCATTATTGCATAATTCACACTTTGGTTTTTCATATATTTCACTCATGCAATTACCTCCCTAATCTTCTTAATCTCAACTACTACATCTTTAAATTTTTCAACTTCAGTAATAGTCTGGACAACTGGAGCCCAAGCACATCGGCATTGATTATGAGCAGGAATACGCTCATTAGCTAAACCAATTTCCATAATCATACCGTTTTGACTTTCACAATAATCACAAGTCCTATCTCCTACAGCAGCAACCCACTCAACTTTTTCAATACTAGCATCTTTATAATTTTTTAACGCACCTTCATTGGATGCTCTAATTGTTTCAGTTCGAGCCATGTTAATTGCTCGGTCTCTGGGTTGAATAGTGTAAATTCTACCATTTTTGGCCTCCACCTCAAGAACATTAGGTTTGACATCTTCTAAAATCTTTTTACTGATCTCTCGTATGCTTAATCCTTTTTCGAAGCTTGTTTTTAAAACAGTTCTTAAACCTTCTATTTGAGCGAGAGTTAGTGTTTCTGCTAAACTGTATCTTTTAAATAACTCCACCCATTGAGTTTGTTGCGTGCCAGGCAGATAGCTGAATGTTAAGTATTCTCGGTTTACAAATTCTTCACTATCGATAAATGCTTCTATATCTTTTGTAAACATTTTGTAATTAAAACCAATATACTCCTTTAAACTTAATTTTTCATCTATTTTATGGCTTTCATGAATATGTAACGCTTCTTGAACAACTTTTTTAACAGTTTCTTTATCCATAATAGGCATTTTTTTATCTTTCATTTCAGGAGTAGGATTCATATCTTTCATAGGTCGTTTTAAATCATTAGGAGGAACTGCTGGTAAAGGTTGGTCTTCAAGTTCTTCTTCATCTAGTTCAAAATCAAATAATTGAGCTAGTTTCTTTTCAGCTGCTTGTGCAAGTTTAGGACTTACTCCAAATGTGCCTAAGAGTTGGATTAATGTTTCTTTTTCCAATCTAGTTGCTTCTGATTCGGGTTCTCCCCATTCAAACTCAACATGCACATCATCTGATAAACCATTGGCTGATAATATTCTTCTGAAGATTTGGCTTTCGATAATAATTTCCATTTGAGCTTGAATGCTTTTAATTCGAAGTTCCCAGCTTTGTTGTTGGCTTTTAGCAAGTCCTTCAGCTACATTAGCCATGCCCATGAGCACTGCTGGTATTTGTACTCCATAGAATAATTGTTCGTCTAGTTGTTGGATTGGTGTTAAGAATTTGTCTCCAATATTACCCATTAAATCTACGCTGTTGACATTTACATAATCTGGGAATATCCAGTTATTCTTGCCGTTCATGGCTTCTACGCTTTGGCCAACAGAATTTATTGTTGCGGGAGTTGGTTTAATATTGTGAGCTGCATCGCCTACTCTTAAAATTAAGGGATTTTCTGCTTTTCTACGCATTATTTCAATCATTTGTATAATCATTGCGTTTTTCTTTTGTAGAATAAAGTTTATAGGATGAAGTATGCCTATGCCGTAGGGTGTGTCTCCTATCTTGTTTATAGGTAAGTGGGCTATTTGGTAAGGTTCAAATGTTATGACTTTATTCTTGTCTAAACGAATTACTTGTGTAGAGCCCAAATATTGAAAATAACCTGTTATAACTCCTAAGTTGTCACGTCTAACGAACATTTGACAAGGATTAAGTGTCTTAAGTTCAGAAGGAACTTCATCAACATTATTGCTTAATTCTAAATAACCATTACCTACTGATAAAGCATCTCTAAGCCATGGTCGCATTTGTTCAACAAAATTCACTTCTTGCATCCATTGCTCAATTAAATCCTTAGCTCGTTTATCTTTAGAAGTAATAAACACACCTTTACTAATGATATAATCAATATATTTTTCTACAGCTGCATGTGCAAATTGATCATCTTTATAAGTTTTAATTAAACGTTCTTCATACTTTTCAGAAAATTCATGTTCTTCAGCGTCTTTTAGTTCAGTTGGAAAAATAATTTTTTTCTGCTCAACTTCACCTTTAAAACTTTCAGTAACAGTTGGTTTATAAACAGGTATTTCTTGTATAGAAGTGTCTCGTTCTTTTTCGAAAACGACGTATTTGCCTATTTTCATGACTATAAAACTTTTCTGGGAGGAAAAGTGTGCATGAACCCCCCAGATGTTTTAGAGGATTGCTCTATGAGATTTAAACATTTCAATCATTAAAGCTTATAAATCAATACCCATCTGTGAACTCAAACACCCACACCGAACCATGGCAAATCTCCTGCATCTTTCAAATCCATAATACCATAACGTAAAACGTCCATTGCGTGATCGTTGATTTTTAAAGGATTTTCTTGTACAGGTTTCTCATCTTTAGCATTTGGATAGCGATATTGTAGGAATTCTTTAATTACGTTAACACAACTTTCGTGAATGAATAATTGGGGTTTGCCATTTTCTTTAAGTTGTAATTTAGCAGTAACTAAGGTTATTCCTTCCATTATAGCATTATCTGCTGCAATGGAATAAATTTGTTTATTGTTGAATGCTTCTATAAATCCTGGTTCTGCTGGGTCACATATTGCTTTTTCAAATAAATGAGTGTAAGCTTTTTGGCGTTCTAAGGCATATCCTATGAATTCTTCTATTTGTATCTTTTTTTGATAAAATTCTTTTAATATATAAATGTCATTGTCATGTGTTAAACCTACTTCAAGCAACACCATTGGATTTGTAAATCCCCAATCTACCCAAAACTGCACTCTTTTAAAATATCTTAATTCGGGTCTTGTTTGAATTACATGAGTGTCATAACTAAATCCAGGGTAAACAAGTCCTTCAAATCCTGTGAATTCTCCTTCTAGTTCTTGTTTAGCAAAGCTACCAATATACAGGTCTTCCATTGCTTTTTTATAATCTTCAGGAGTGTAAGGATTGTCTCTTGTTCTGCCGCTAAATAATTCATAGTCTTGTGGGTTTTCTAAGAGTTCTCCGTTTTTCTTTTTCTTTTCTATAAATAAACGATATAACCAGTTAAAACCAGCTGGAGTGGTGGTGTACCATATTTTCATAGCTCCCCTTGAATCTCTTAGTCTTGCAATGAGAATCTGATGTAGATATTCAGGACATAGAGCTATTTCGTCTCCATAACCACCTGCAAGATTTAAACCTCTTAATCTATCAATATCTTGCTCGTTATCCCCTGTTAAGTAAACAATATCCACTCCAGTGATTAATTGTATTAAATGTTCTGCTTTGTTATGATTTTTGATAAGTTGATATGGACAGAATTTAAAGAACTCTCTTAAAGTAGCATTTTTCATCATAGGAAAGGTTGGAGCTATCATTGCATATAAACAACCTTTAGGACTAGCTAGTGCTGCTTTTATTAGTTCATTAACTCCTGCTGCGCTTTTGCCAAATCCTACCCCTGTGCAGATTAATCTAAATTTTGCTTTAGAATCATGAAATAAACGCTGCTTTGGAAAAGGCCAGTAGGGGATTTCAAAGTTAGTCATTTTTTTCCAGTTCTTTTGGTTTAACCCATTTAACTGTGATTTCTCCTTCTATTCCATGCAGATTAATACTTTTTTCAGCTATTTTTTCTTTAATACCAAATTTTTCCAAAAAATCAATATATCCTGAATTAATACGTGCTAGAGTATCTGATGCTCTTATTTTAGTATGT